TTCCTGCGTCGGCGTAGGCTTGCCGGTGGCGCGCTCGCGTTGCGTGCTTTGCACCTTCGCGAGTGCCGCCTTCTCGTCGGCGGCTTTCTTCTTTGCATCTTCGGCCATTTGCATGGACCTCCATGGGGTGGGTTGATTTGGTCTGCGACTTGCGCGGTTTCACGGCAATGAGATCAAGTCCAAAAGGACGTTTTTGGGTGCGTCCTTTTCAGAGAAAGCCGGAACCGAACCGCGCCTTGTTTGCTCGCCCGTTGTCGCTGCGGCTGCGAGGAGAATCCCCGGCTTTCCCTACCAGGTCACGCCAGCGACGGCAGAGACAACGCCCGGACGCCTGATCGTCCAGTTCATGGGGAGGATAAGCCGCATGGCGATGCTATCTGTTTGCCACATGGATTTGACCGGGAATGCAGCAACAGGACCAGATGCGCCACCAACAATATCTGCCGGTGCCGTATCTTCGAGGTGCAAGGTCGCCTGATCTGAAAGTTCGAAACGCGGGCCTTCGCCGCCAACGGCAACAAAGTCCGCTGCGTCCATGGCGACGACGGTGCCGAGCGGCACGGTGCCCGAGTCGATGATCGGCCAGCCGTAGAGTCTGCCTGCGCCGACTTCGTCTTTGAACGGAAACACGCCGAGTCCGTTCGCCGTCAGAGCAATCGAATTGACCTGTTGGGGGTTCATCACCCAGACCGGATTTCTCAAATTGCCCTTGGTCACAAGGAGCAACGCGCCGCTCACTTGTTTGATGTCGCCGATGAGGGCGTTGAAGCCGCCGCCAGCGGTAGGTGTCAGCGGCGTGACGCCGTTGAGGATACCGGCGGGCCGGATCGCGGTCGCCGGGTTGCTGTCGATCAGAACGGTATCGATGCTGATGCCCGTATCTGTTTGGATCGCGTCGCGCAGAATGCCCTCGATTGCCGGGAGGGAATGTTCGTCAAGCTCCCTGGTCCACACCGTGATCACGGCGAGCTTCTTGGGGACCAGCGTCTGTGAGGTGAACGCGCCCTGCCGAACTGGAATTGGCAAACCTTCACCAACAAACGATCCGGCGATGGACGGCGTCAGCGAGCGAGTGGGGATGATGATCTTCCCGGCGCGCCCGAACGAGAGCGACAACCCGTAGGTCGCCAGTCTCGGGTAGATCGTCTTGGGCGCGAGGGTCGGCATCATGTCCGCGTAGATTTGCTGAACGAGTTCAGCCGCCCAGCCTGTAACAGTCGTCATGGCAGGCGCGGACGCCGCCTTGGCGTTGTACTCGAGCACGGCACGCGTCGGCTGGTCTTCGGCGTAGGGCGAGGCGCGGAAGATGTCCTCGATGGGCTTCCGGTCCCGATGCGCCAAGAACATCAGCGCCCCGGTGCGCACCAGATAGTCGATGGGCGTGGCTTTCTTCGCCGCCGGGAGGTTGAACGGTCGCGCAGAGCCGTTGGTGCCGCCGTTATGAACGACAACGCCACCGCGATGCTCACTGCCGCCGCCGTTGCTGGCGCTGCTCGCGGCGCTAGCCAGATGGCGCTCGGCTTCTACAAGCGCATCCCGCGCTTTCGTGTCGTGCGCAATCTTCGCCGTGAGTTCCTGCGTGATCGTCATCTGTTCATCGGTGACGTTGTCGTCATCGATGTTGGTGTAGTGTTCGGCGAGCTTGTCTTTCAGTGCAACGAGGTTCTGGTTCGCTGCAACGATACGTTCGGAGAGTGAGAGGGACATCTGTCCACTCCTCCTTGCAGTCTGACGTTTAGGATCGGCTTGCCCGCCGGTTGGACCGCTACGCCGGGTGATCTGATTTTTTTTGCCATACCCGGCGAAAACCAGATCGAGGGTAGCGGGAGAAATCTTCATTTGCTTGGCAACGGCCAGCGCGTTGGCGTTCGCTGGCACGCTGACCAGAGAACACTCGACAAGCTCCTGTCGGAGGAAGTCTTCGCCGACGTAGTGGCCGTTTTCGTTCTTGCGCGCTCGCGACTCGATTGGCCGGAAGCCCACCGATGTCGCCTTGAGAATGCCCGCGTCAACGAGGCGGCGAATCTCATCGATGCGATCCGAGGTGCCTTCAGGCGCGAGTTCAAGATGTGCGCGCAGTTGGTTGCCCTTTGGCTTGAGATTGCGCCAAAGCCCAATCGGGAATCCCGAGTTGTGGTTGAACAAGGCAATGGGGTTTTTATTGAAGGCATCGAGCGACCAGCCCGCTGTCGCAATCGTGTCGCCCATCCGGTCTTCGGTGTCGTCGGAGAGAATGAATTCCCGGTCCTGAACCGTGGCGACGTGCGTCTTGTGGCGGATGGCTTGCGCTGCCTTGCTGTCGGACCACATCATTTGACAGGCGTCGGCGGCAGCGTCGTCCTCCATGCCCGCGTCGGTTAGATCGCCAGTGCAACGGTCCATGAAGTCGCCCATGGACTCGTCGTCATCGGGCGGCTCAGTCAGGCTTGAGTAGTCCTGCTTCACGGCGGCTTTCTTGTCGCGGTCCTTCCACATCGTCAGGCAAGCGGCGACGGCTTGCTCCTGCGGTCGTTTGGTGCCGCCGTTCTCGCCCATCATGTCGGGCACGCAGCGCGCCATCCATTTGTCCTGCGTCTCGTCTTTGCCCGGTTTGATGACTTTGTCTTTGAAAGTATCGGGATGCAGCGAGGTCATGATGGCTCACTCCTTCGGCTTGGCGAACAGCGCATCGATGTCGGCGTCGGTCAGGCCGAGGCGCTTGCCGACTTCGCGGCTGACGGCTTGCGCCGCCGCGTGATCGCCCTGTTCGAGAATTGGATTGTGCAGCGCGTCGTCGTGGGCGAGATGGTCGTCGCCCCAGTAGAAAAGCTCACGCTGCTTTTTTGGCTTTGCCGACATAGGCGTTGAACCTTGCCATATGTTCTTTGTCGCGCAGATCGATGAAGCCGTTCCAATCTGTGCCGAGCAACAACTCCTTGCCCCAATCCGAATCGGCGATAGCCCAGAGCGCTTTCGGATCGTCGCTTTGTGTCAGCTTGCGCAGACGTTCGGCGTCGGCCTCGTCCATCTCGCCCGTGCCCTCGCTGGTCTGACCGAGGTAGTCCTCAGCGTTCTGCGTGGCCCACTTGTATTTGCTGGCATCATCCATCGAGTCCCAATATTCGCCCTGCGTCTCGTCAAGATTCTCGGCGAGATAACCTGGCGGCTCGATATCGGATTCCCTGCGCTCTGCCTCGCGGTCGAACGCTTTGCTGATCGCCTTCGTCAAGCCTTCGCGCATCGCATCGGTCAGCAATTCGTGCGGCTTGGTGGCATCGATACCGGGTAATTCCATTTGCGCCGGATCAAATCCTTCCGGCTCAGTCAGCTTGTCGTCCTTGAACCCGATATCTGGATCGCCGCGACCGTCGCCGTAGCGGTCATTAAAATCGAGGTCGAGCGCCTCAAGTATTTGCTCGTCGGTGAACGGGATCGGCGATTGGCCTTTTTCCTCGCGGGCTTCGCGGTAGGCGCTGACCGCTTCGGTGGCCCAGTCGTCGTTCTCGGCTTTGGTCAGACCGATAACCATTCCGATTTTGGCGTCGTGCAGCGCCTGCCCGCCGTCGCGCCAGGACTCCACTTCGTAGTCGTACATCTCGTCGCGGGTGCTGCGCATCCACGCTTTTTCGATGCGGTCTTGCTGAGTGCTGTTCAACTCGTCCCAGCTAGTGGCAGCGAAGCCGCCGCCGCCCGACAAGTTGTCGATCTTGTTCTCGATGTCGCTGGCCAAGTTGCGCCACTCACGGTCGTTCGGGACGTAGCCATATCTGGCCCATGCGTAGCCGCCGATATCGATGTTGGCGTGGACGTTGACTTCCGCGATCCCGAGCTTCTGATATTCCCTCATGTTGGCGGCGAGCATTTGCTTGCCGATGCCCTTTTTTTCTTGATCCTCATTGAGCTTGAAATATTCGCTCGTTGCTTCCTCGCGGGCGAAATCGATGGTGCGCTGATATTCGCCGATCTTGTCGCCATCCGCGTCCAATAATCTGCCGTAAATGAACAACGAGTTTGGCTCTTTGTACTCGATGTGCATCGTTGATTTCAGGCCGCCGAGAAACGACTTCTGGAATTCGGCTGGCGCTTCGCCGATTTTGCCGTTCCAAGTATCGATGAACTTTTTCTGCTTCTCGGGATCGGTGCGCGTCGCGTCATCGACGCTGATGTTGTCCTTGGCGAAATCGGCGATCTCGGCCTTTTTCTTGCCGCCGCCTTCGTTGCCGCCAAGCGGCTTGTCCGCTGCAGGCTTCGCTTCCGGCTTGTCCGCTGCGCCTTCGCCGCCAGACCCGTCGCCTTCCCATTTGCCGCCGGGATCGCGCGGCTGGCTAGGGTCGAAGCCCGCGCGGAGTTTGATGCCATGGACGACCAGATCAGCGCGCGACCGCGCCCGCATCCGGTACAGATCGATTTTCTTTTTCGGATCGCCGCGCCCGTCGTTCCACGTCCATTCCGGCATCAGGCCGATCTTCTGCGGCGCGAAGTGCGTGTCGACCTCGCTCGCCGTCCGATTGGTTTCGCCATAGGGTCCGTAATTTACCCACGAATTCTGTCCGCGCGTTTCCGATGTCATCGCCCCGCGCGCGAGATCGCTGTACATCGCCGCGTGCGAGCGCCACGCGTTCTCCTCGCCATCGGCGCGGAAGCCGACGCCTTCTTTGAAATGCCCGAAGTAATCGTGGACGATGCGAAACACGTCGTTGACCATGAGCTTGCGCCCGTCAACGACCTCGTCGGTCATCTTCAGCATCGGGTTATTGTGCGTAGCGGCTTCCGCTTCCGCAGTGCCGCTGCCGAAACCCGCATCGGTGGGAAATCCCCACCAATGGTTGTTGTTGATCACGTCGAGCGCGGCCATGCGCGGCGTCGCCGTGTACGGATTGTCCTGGCCAGGTTTGATCCATTCCACCTTCAGACCAGTGGCCTTGATCGCCTGCCATTGCGCGAGCGTCTCTTTCGCCAGCGCTTCATAGGAAGCCTTGACCGCCGGATCGTCGGGGTCGTGCTTCATTTTGTCGAACGCATCGGCGATGCGGGTCGCGCGATCCTTATCGACTTTCAGATACTGCTTCGGCGGATTGTACGGCAGGCCCGCAGCCTGCATGTACTTTTCCGCCGCCGCCTTAGCCTTGCCGAACGGTCCCGGAACCAAATAGCCGCCGCCGACTTTCAGCGGCTTGCTGGGCAGGCCTTCTAGCTTGGGGTAACCGGACGCGGCCTTCGCTGCGCTGCTTGATGCTTCGTCTGGGCTTCGTGCTCCAGCCGCCCCTCCTCCTCCGCTTCCCGCTCCGCTTTCTCCGCTTCCGTTTCCTTGTCCTTCGCCACTGCCACCTCCATCGGTCCATTTGCCGCTCTCGTCGCGCGGCTCATCCGGCGGTCCCGCTTTTGTCGCCGCGAAAGGGGTGCGGCAGATCGCCAGCACCTCCTTCCTTTGCGCGGACGCGCTGCTTGATCGCATCGGTGATCATCTGGGCGCGCAATTTCGGCTCGACGGCTTCGCGGGCCAATTGCTCGCGCACCATGTCGGCGAGGATTTGCCCTGCGCCCTTCGACTCGCTCGCGGGCTTGTGGCCTTTGCCGCCGGTAAACTTCTCCGCTTCCGCCAGGAGCTTGGTGATCGGGATGTTGACGCGCGCGACGTTCATCTTGAGATCGTTGTCGAGATCGCCGTCTTCGGCGTCCACTCCGATCTTCGCCGCCCAGCTATGGTGACCGTCTAAGATGTAATCGTCTGACGAGACAACGATCTTTTTGCTCTTGCCGCCAGCGTCGCGGATTTTATCCATCGTCGCCGCGACCTTCGCGCCGTTCAACTCGTTCTGCGTGGCGCGCAGATGATCGGCGCGGACCTTGTCCTTCTCGACCTTGTAGCCTTGGTCTTTCAGGTACTTCAGAAAATCTTTTGTTTGCTGCTTGTCGAGCTGCGGCATCTCCACACGCGGGATGCCCTTGGTGTCGGCGCAGAAAAGGTTGGTGCCAGCGACAGTGACGTTGCACAGATTGAAATTCGGGGCTTCTTTGCCCTTCGCCGCCATCGCTTTGGCTTCATCGCCGAGCCGCTGCAGGAGGATCGAAACCTTGCGCGGCTGGTCTAACTCGACCTTGCGGTCTTCATGCAGCGCGCGCTGCGCGTCGTAGACGCTCGTCGTGTGAATGACGCCGTCCTTGACGAACGCCGACGCCGAGTAGCCGGGGCCGGGATGCTCCTTGCCGCCGCCCTCTGGCTTGTCCTTGCCGCCGCCATCGCCGCCGCCGCCATCGGTCCATTTGCCCGACTCGTCGCGCGGCTCATCCGGGTCGAACTTCTCGCGGACGCGGAAAGCCTTCTCGCCGCCATCGATCTGCGGCACCGACTTGGCGATCAGTGCGCCCTTGCTCTTGTCGTATTCAAATTGGGACCAGTCCTGCAATTCCGGCGGCAGCGCGCTCTCATCCTCGCTGGTCCATTCCTCCGGCTGGTCGCCCCAACTATCGAGCGCGATGTAGTTCTCGCGCGTGATTGGGACGCCGTCCGCGCGCATCCACGCAATCAGCGGATCAGGCTCGAGTTCGTCTTCGTCGAGTTCGTCAATGTTTGACTCGTCCGTCGCCATTCGCGTAGTCCCAGATTTGCTTCTGCACGTCCTCGATCTTCATCGCCGGATCGTCGCGGTAGGCGTCCCACATCGCGCGGATTTTTCCGGCGGCTTCGTCCTTCAAACCATCGCCGAAGACATCGCGCTTCACCGTCCAGACGACGGCCTGCATCTGATGCGGCATGACGCCTGCGTCCGCAGCCGCTTGCCGGTAGGCCTCGACATAGAGCGGATAGGTGCCGGAAATGCCGGTGTAAGCGCTCTTGGGCGCGCCGATCCAGTCGCCGGGAATGGTTGCGGGACTGGTCGCCATTGCGTGCGGATAAGGCGCTTCGTTGTCCGACAGCGGCGCAAGCCATGCCGCCCCGATGGCGTGAACATCAGCGACGACATCCTTGTTGGTCGAGAACGGATCAAGGATGTCGTTATAGAACGAGCGGACCTTATGCTTGTTGCCGAGGAGTTTGCTGATCTTCTCCCGGTCGCCTTTGGCGTCGAAGACTTCCACCGCGCGGGCGAGCGTCGCCATCTTGCCCCAGCTCGCCGTCGCGTTCTGGCCCTTCTTCTGCGTCGTCACGGTGTGACCGAGCGAACCATCCGCATTGATGTGTTTGATGTCCTTGAACGGAAGGATCATCCTGCCGCCCTGTTCGACTGCGGAGTGCGCTTCGTCGTAAATTCTGATCCACGCTGCCTTGTCCAGCGGACTGGTCAACTCGCCGAGCGACTTACCTTTGATCGCGGCGAGCGAGTTCTTGTACTTTGCCAGCGTCGGCTTCTTGATCAATTCGAGCCGCTTCGTCTCCATTTTTTTGTCCCAACCATGGCTCTGCTTGGTGGACATGATCTCGACCAGCTTCTCGGCGACGTAGACGTTAACATCCCAATCGGTGCGCGGCGACAGCACGGCGAGAACGCCGGTCGCTGTTGCGTCGCTGACGCCGTACTTGGTGACCAAACCATCGACGCGAGAGCGCGCGCCGACGTACCAGATGAGCGCTTCCTTCTGTTTGTCGTTCGCCTTGCCGTAGAGAAACAGGATGTTCTCTTTCATGTGCGCGATGACGGCAGCGGCGATCTCATCGCTCGTTCCGGCGAGTTGGGCCGGTCGCATGTTCGGGTAGAAATCCTGCCGGGTGAACAAGTTCATCGTCTTGTCGTAGGCCGCATGCTCAACCTGACTGTGCCCGCGCATGGCTGGCATCGTCGGCTGCGTGAACGTCTTGTTGGAATTGACGACAACCGGATGCTTTTTGTTCGCCTTCTTCGCCGATACCTGCGCCGACGAAACGATCTTCGGATGGCCGTTGCTGCCCGCGAGCGGCTTCACGCCTTGTTGCTGCGCCGCCGCCGTACCCATGGCGACGCCGACTTTGACGGCGGCTTCGACCGCTGCAGGATTGCGCCCGCCACTGACGCCGCCGCCGCCATGCCCGTGACTGCCGTGCAGCAAACCCGTCTGCGGGTCTTGGATGTAATCGACATCCTCAGAATATTTGCTCTCGCCGACGACTTTAAGATCGCCGGTCGCGACCGCGCGGGCGCGCGCGCGAATCTCGGCATCGATCTCGTCGGCGCGGGCGCGGGCGGCGTGGACGTGGGAGCTATGCGTCATCACCAGCGGCTTTTCTGTGGCACCATGCGCCAGCGTCATGGCTCATGCGATCAGCGCGGTCACGTCAAAGACCGGCGTCTTCTCAGCGCGGCTCGGCATCGAGACAGCCATGGCGAGAGAAACAAGTGGATCGATGCGCCCGTTGGAGCGCGACTTATCAAATTTTTTGTTTCCCGCCGGATCGTGCGTGACGACCGCATTCATTGCCGCCATTGTCAGCACCGGATGACCGCCGTGCCGCAGCCGCCGTTCGGCGATGGCGCGCTCCAAACAATCAACCGTGCTGGACATGTCGCGATATCCCTGCCCGTGTTTGAACAGCGGCACGCGGCAACTGATCGAGTCCAACTCGCGCTGCATCTCATGGAATTTCCACGGATCAAATGCGAGCGCTACGATCTCGTTATGGCCGTTGATCTCGGCGATGGCTCGGGCGATGACGCCGGGATTGGTGGCGACGCCGATGGTTTCCAGAAAGCCTTGCCGCACCCAAACGTCATAGGGCTGGCGATCTTGATTGCCGCGTTCGCGCGGATCGCCGGGAAG